GATGTGGGATAAAGGGACATCAACAAGGGAGAGACGCAGATGACCATCAAGATGCAAATCAAGCACAGCGAAGCAAGCGGCAACTGGCACATCGTCGCCACTCATGAAAGCGGCTTTGAAGAGTGCCTCGACATGAACATTCGCACCGAGCGCGGCGCGAAGGCCCGCCTCACCTACTGGCGCAATAACTTTACAAAGCGCGGCCTTCTGGTCGCCTAACCGAGGGGCCCCGCGCCCCTCACCCACCCACCCACCCAACAGGAGCCACCAATGACCAAGTTCGAAATCGGAAAGACCTACAGCACCCGCTCCGCTTGCGACTACGAAACGGTTTACTCATGGACCGTCATCGCCCGCACCGCCAAGCAGATCACCCTCGAAGATCGCTGGGGCCGTCAAGGAAAGCGCGGCATCTATCTCTGGAACGACACCGAATATTGCAAGCCAAACGGCACTTATTCCATGTGCCCCGTCATCAATGCCGAAAAGGGAGAGTAATCTAAAATGACCGACACCGAATTCACCAATCTGGTCAGCACAGCTATCTGGACCGCTCACAACGCACATGCAGCAGCCCTTGCCGTTCACTCCTTATGCGTAGCAAAGGCCAAGGCCGAAGGCATGAAGCCTGACATCGAGGTCATCATCCATAGCCCCGGCCAGCCACGCCATCATGACGGGATTGATTGCTGGGGCGTATGCTTCGAAGCTGGCCCTTACGAGTGGGCAATTGACGCCTCGATCCACTCTCCACTGAACCGCGTCATCGCCGAACCCTACTACGGCTTCGATCTGAGCTTCTACAATGCCTAAGCCCAATGGACGCCCGCCCAAGTATCCGTGGCGCACCGTCGAGATCGGTGAATCTTTCTTCGCCCCCGGTCGCAGTTCCAAATCGCTCCAGCACGATGCCGCCCGCTACTACCGACCACGCCGCTACACCTGCCGCAAGATCAGCCTCAGAGGCATCATCGGCACCAAAGTCACGAGGACCGAATGACCGACTTCGCCGTCAAAGTTACCGTTCGCAATGCCAGACTCCTCCGCGCCATCAAGGCCGCAGGGTTCGCCACACAAGCCGAGTTGGCCAAGTTCATCGGCACCACGCCCCAACGCATTGGCGAACTCCTCAACTTCAAGCTAAAGCCCATCGCCAACGGCGACTGGTCAGAACTCGCAATGGACATCTCCTCCGCACTCCGCACCGAGCCGGAAGAACTTTGGCCGCATCACATGCGAGACTTGCTCACCGCCCGCAACTCTATCGAAACAGAGATCGACGCCGAGCAACTCGCCCAGATCGCCGCACCGTCGAGCCTGGAAGTAGACAAGCCGCTCCTCGCCAAGCTGGTCGCTGCCATCACCCACCCAAAACGCCGCGCCATGATCGAAGCCCGCTTCGGCCTCACCGGAGAACCGGAACAGACGCTCGAAGAGATCGCCAAGGACTATGGCGTCACTCGCGAACGCATCCGGCAAAACGAAGTGAAAGCATTCCGCGAAATGCGAGAACAGGCTAGACGCCTAGGTGTCGCCGTGCCTAAGATGACCTACTGGTAATCTCTCCCCCTGCGGTTTACTCCTCCCGCCGCAGCAACTCAGCCCCGCCCTTGTGGCGGGGCTTTTTTTGCTCTATATTGCGCCGCATGACACCAGACGAACTCATCCAATGGCGCACCTCAGTCGCTTTATCGAAGCGGCAAGCAGCAGAAGCTCTCGGCCTCGCACGCAACACATTCCGAGCCTATGAAACCGGCAAGCAGCCGATTCCGCGATATATCGAACTTGCCGTTAAGGCAGTCCAGAAAACCGACAATAAAAAGGACAGCAATGCTGACCTATAAGCTGATTCCAACCGCCGATCTCATTCCGTATGCCCGCAACAGCAGGACGCACTCCGAGGCCCAGGTCACCAAGATCGCATCCTCGATCAAGGAATTCGGGTTCATCAACCCCGTGGTGACGGACGGCAAGAACGGCATCGTGGCGGGCCACGGGCGCGTTTTGGCGGCAAACAAGCTAGGACTGAAGGAAGTGCCGTGCGTTGAGGCAAGCCATCTGACTGAGGCCCAGAAGCGCGCCTATGTCATCGCCGACAACCGGATGGCGCTCGATGCCGGATGGGACTTCGAGATGCTCAAGGTTGAATTGAAAGACCTCGAAGATATGAAGTTCGATCTGACTATCACCGGTTTCGAGCTGGGCGAAATGGCATCAATGTTTGATCAGCCTGTTGTTCCAGATAGCAGTACAAAAGAAATTGATCCTGACGAATATGCAATGGATCACAGATGCCCAAAGTGCGGATTCGAATTTGATGAATAAGCCTGATTGCGCTTGGAATTTGACTGATCTTGCATCAGTGCCAAAGAATGGCATCAAGGTCATGAGCACTTTTGCCTGTGGTGGCGGATCATCAATGGGCTACAAAAGAGCCGGATGCGAAATCATTGCAGCAAATGACATCGACCCTGAAATGGCTTGGCACTACAAGCGCAATCTCAATCCACCTCATTATTTTCTTTGTCCAATCCGTGACTTGCTGACTGCTGATCTTCCTCCGGAACTCTTCAAGCTTGATATTCTTGATGGCTCGCCACCCTGCTCAACATTCAGCATGGCAGGAAGCCGCGAAAAGGCGTGGGGAAAGGACAAACACTTCCGTGAAGGCCAGGCAAAGCAAGTGCTGTCTGACCTTTTCTTCGACTATCTTAATCTTGTAGAGCGATTAAAACCTCGTGTTGCAATTGCTGAAAACGTCAAGGGAATGATCCTTGGCAATGCCAAGGGCTATACCAAGATGGTCATGGCGCGTTTTCGTGAAATTGGATATCGGCCTCAATTGTTTCTTTTGAATGCTGCTGACTGTGGAGTCCCTCAGCGGAGAGAGCGGGTGTTCTTTGTTGCAATCCGGGATGACATTGAAACTCCGCCATTGAAGCTGTCACCAACGCATCGATGGATAGGTCCGGAAGAGTCATGCTGCGACGTGCAACATCTGATCAAAGAAGAACTAGAAGACACTCGTCACGTCTCAAATACAGATTTGACTTGGTGGCCGAAAACAAAACAAGGCGAGCAATATGCTGACGCTGTAGTAAGGGCAGGTCTAAAGGAGAAGCTATGGAATCATAAAAGGTTACATGCTTTGATTCCAGCCAATTCACTAACAGCCACGCATGAGATGATAAATCATTGGGATTCACCTAGAACACTTACTTTCCGCGAATGGAAACGCCTCGGCAGCTTCCCTGATGATTATCACGCCAAGACCGACAAGATTGGCAAATACATGATTGGCATGAGCGTTCCACCCAAGATGACTGAGCAAGTTGCGCGTGCCGTGATTGATCAATGGCTAATGCCAAAAGGAATTGCATCATGACCAAAGAAATCAAAGGCAAGCTAGGCCGCAAGCCTCACGCACCGACAGACGCGCAGCGCCAGCTGGTCTCGCTCCACGCAACGGTCGGCACCACGCACGAGAGCATTGCCGAAATCCTCGGCATCCACAAAGAGACGCTCTACAAATACTATTCCGCCGAACTGAAGCAAGCCAGGGACAAGGCAAATGCAACCATCGGCGGTGCGCTCTTCAACAAGGCCAAGGCTGGCGATACAACCGCCATGATCTTCTGGCTCAAGACGCGCGCACGCTGGCGCGAAACCGTGGACATCTCGAACGAGGATGGATCACTGAGACCCGAACCAGTCGCCGCCGCCGTCCTTGCTGCGCTCAACAAGATTTACGATGACGCCGAGTGAGCATCGAGCCGCCAACCATCAACGGCTCTACAAGTTCGCACGCACGATCTATCGCGCCCGCACCAACCAAGAGATGCTGCCGAACGAGCATCAACGGGCGATCTGCCGCAGCCTCGAACAGGTCTTCGCCCACCGCATCAAGCGGCTCATCATTAACGTGCCGCCTCGATCAGGTAAGACTGAGATCGCCGTCAAGGCATTCATCGCCTGGACCATCGGCCTCGTTCCTGATGCCGAATTCATCCACGCCAGCTATTCCAAGAGACTCGCCACATCCAACGCATACGATATTCGCGCCATGATGCAGCACGAGACATATCGATCGATCTTTCCGTGGGTCTCGCTCCAAGACGACAGCAAGGCCAAGGATGAGTTTCGCACATCACACGGCGGCATCGTCTACGCAACCGGCGCAGAAGGAACCATCACCGGCTATGGCGCTGGCAAGATGCGAGACGGCTTCGGCGGTGCCATCATCATCGACGATCCGCACAAGGCAGGTGAGGCAACCTCGCCCATCATGCGCCAGAACGTGATCGATTGGTATCAGACCACAATACAGTCGCGTCTTAACAAGCCCGACACGCCGATCATCGTCATCATGCAGCGGCTCCACGAGGACGACCTTTCCGGCTGGTTGCTTGGCGGCGGCTCCGGCGAGAAGTGGGATAGCCTTGTCATCCCCGCCCGCGACCCCGATGGCTCATCGTTCTGGCCGGAACAATTCCCTCCCGAGATGCTCGACCGCCTTGAGCAATCCAGCCCCTACGTCTTCGCTGGTCAATACATGCAACGCCCCGCTCCGCTTGGCGGTGGCATCTTCAAAGATGAATGGTGGCGATTCTATGAGGCAATGCCGCCGCTCAAGTGGCGGGCGATCTATGCCGACACCGCGCAAAAGACAAAGGAGCAGAATGACTATTCCGTCTTTCAATGCTGGGGCCAAACGCAAACCGGACAGATCGTGTTGCTCGATATGGCACGCGGCAAGTGGGAGGCTCCAGAACTTGAGACGATGGCTCGGGCATTTTGGAATAAACATAAGGCAGCATCGGACAAGGGGCCGCTTCGAGCCTTCAAGGTCGAAGACAAGGTGAGCGGCACCGGCCTGATTCAGAAGCTGAAGCGCGAAGGCATTCCGATCATTCCGATCCAGCGCAACACCGACAAAGTGACACGCGCATTCGATGCCGCGCCCTACGTTCAATCGGGCAATGTCTACATCATGTCCAATATTGATCACCTGGCCGATTTCATGTCCGAGGCGTCCGTCTTTCCTAACGGCACGCATGATGATATGATAGACGCCGCAATGAGTGCAATTTCCGATATGACCGCGCCGCAGTCTGCTCCTGCGGTTCGCGCCTTGTGAGGTTCTAAATGGGACTTTTTGACCGTTTCCGCCGCCCGCAAGAGCGCAAGGAATCCGCTGCCGCCAAGCTGATGGTGATCAATCCCGGCCAAGCCGTGTGGTCGCCACGCAATTACGAATCC